TCATTATGTGGCTGTGTGACTGATTATCGCCTGATACATATCCTGCTACCTTCCATGTGTTATAGGTTGAATAAGCTGACTTCAATCTTAGTATCTGTGACTCGTTCATTGCCTTGTGATGTATTTTGAGATTAGAAAGCCTGCAAACATCGATGTGAATGACAAAGATATAATTAAAACAATTTGATAATTAAAATAAATACATAACATAAAACATATCCAAAATGATAGGCACTTAGTACAGTCGAATGGTTTCATTCTTTTTATGTTAAAGAACCATTTGAATGTCTGAACCACATTGCTAACTGGATAGATTGCAGCTGCAATGAAAGGTGACAATATAATTATCCATTCACTATCGTATCCCATACCTGAACTCTTTTTTTATTGACTGTGTCTATGTGAAATCTATGCTTAACTGATTCATACAATGCATTGCCATAATCTTCACGCATTGATTTAGATTCAATCATTTTTTTAATGCTCTTATACCAATCTCTGTGGTTTCTATTTTGGTCGATAGCTACAAAGTTACTTCCATTGTGTATTGGTGAATAGGGAACTACATTACTCACGATGCATGGCTTCTTCTTGAATCCATACTCAGCAAGTTTTAATGGTGACTTGCATCGGTTGAAATCATTATCTTTTAATGGTATAAGGCATACATCCATTTCATCAATCATGGTTGCATATTGTTTTGCATCCTTACCCCAAATGCGCTTGTACTTTTCATCTGTGTTGATTAGTGCAGGTTCATATTTCTTTAGCTCATTAAAGTATTCAGATGTAATACATTTGTAATTATTGGTGAATATCAACTCATACTTAAATGACTCCTGATTATAGATAGGTGTTGGAACTTCTTCATACTTATCATTATTATTTACAATATGTTTCTGACCGTTACTGAACCCCCCATATACAATCTGATATTTGTTATTTAGCGAGTCATCATCATGGAGCAACTGAATTGATGAATCCATTAGTTCTATGTCAGGTAAATGACAGATGCCACCTTGCCACCCAACTCTGACTACTGGTGATGTGGTTGACTTATCAATCCACTGCTCTTCATTTGGATTGATAGCATTCGGCAATACTTCTACATTGGAATTATATATTCTAATCTTATCTGCAAGGTATGATGTGGTAGTGGTGATAAGATCACATTCTTTTATCGTTTCAATAATATGGTTGCTGCTTGACTTATCGAATGATGGATATAATACATGGTCGTTAGGCAGGAACCAGTAATCATCTATATCATAGATTACTTTGCATCCTGCTTTTTTTATTTTGGAAATTACTTCTTTTGGATTTAGATAGTGAGATAGTTGCCTTGTGATGACTAAGAGCTGATAGTCTTTGAAGAACTCTTCTTTCGCTTCATCAATGTTGTTAATCAGTGTGATGTTGATGTGCTTATAGTTATCTGCGATGTGGTGTGATGGAATATAGCATCTATGGTATTCAATACCTGACTCAGGCACATTGCGAAGGATAAGGACATTGTAACTTTTGGTTGTCATAAACTTTTTTATTTTATCTTTTGATTTCTTTAGTGAGAAGTGAATTGCTGATATTGGAATCGATGTCTGTTTGTGTAGTTTGCGAATAGAACCTTCATTCAGGTAGTGATGGAGGATGCGAGCATCATAAGGATATTTACCTTTCTTGCCTTGATTTATTTCTTCGGTATTGATGAAGCTCTGAAGACTGGCAGCATCATAAGTATTAGTATTATCATCTACCTCAGCAATGTTGATATTGTCACTTAGTTCAGTGGTGTTGTTCTTATTGTATTTGTAGTTAAATGTTGATCGTGGACTGCGCCACATGGTCATTGCTATTCTTACTGCAAACCATTTGATGTTGTTGTATCCTTGACTTTCTATTTCTTTTAACTTGGAAGGATTGTATTCGAGAAGGCAAAGTAATACTTCTTGGTATAAGTCATCTGTCATGCAGTGATTACCTGTAATCTTCTTACAGATGTTGATTAGTTCATTTGACTTATATAGGTCTTCAAATTTCACAAATTGACTTTATTTATTAAAGTTTGAAAATCTTTTAAACTTCTAACTACATGATATTCAAATCCAAGTGATGTGATTGACTGCATAAATTCTATCTGAGTATGTTGTTGTTTGCCTGTTTCATTTTTACATTCAATAAAAAGTATGCGAGAGGGAAGAATTACAATTAAATCACTTACACCTGAAAGTAGTCCAGTTGCCATCATTCTGCTGAGTTCATTTGTGTTGCTTCGTTCATTTGGGACTGAAAATATAATACATCTTGGATTGTGAATTTTAAGGCAATAGTTATTTCTGAACCATGATACTATTTCATATTGTATTCTATTTTCTTTCATTCATTTATAATGTATAATCATTATACTGTGAATTATTGAGTTCTCTATTTTGCCTCCAAATCCATCCTTCTGAATACCCCTTTAGTCTTGCATATTCTCTTATCATATTTTTGCTTCTAATAATACGCCAAATAAAAGAAGATTTGTATCTCTTAATTCTTTCCAAATATAATAATTCATCCAAACAAAGCTGAGATATTTTTTTTCCTTTTACATTATATTCAGTTGGTTTTACTGCAATCATTACTCCAACAGATGGTTCATTCTTCACAACAGTAAATACAAATCCGCAATATTCACAAGCACCGCATTTAATAGATACCATAGCTCCGCACCCTTCACAAGTTTTAACCAATGGAGCATTCAGGTCCTTACTCTTTTTTTTCTTTTCTGCTAATGTCCAGCTGCGATCTTCATTCCACATTCCATGTTCATTATGATTCATTCCGAAGTCAAGCACAGTGAAGTGTGGTTTGTCAGGATAAATACGCGATCCTCTTCCTAAGCACTGCAAAAACAATGGCAGTGATTTAGTTTTGCGATTCATGATAACAACCTCAATTGATGGTTCATCATATCCTGTGGTAAGGATTCCGCAATTGTTTAGTACAGGAAATAATCCATTTGAATAATCTGTAAGTATCTGTTGCCTCTGCTCATGTGGTGTATTGGAAGTTATAAATCTTGCATCAATACCGGCACTGACAAACTCTTGATTCATTTTTTCGGTGTGTTCGATATTTACATTAAAAACAATTGTCTTTTTATTATGTCCATATCGCTTCCATTCTGTAACAACTCCTAAGTAAAGTTTTGACTGATTATAATGCTTAAATTGTGATTGCTCTGAGTATTCACCTGCAATCTCTTCAAGGTCACTGAAGTCATCCTGCATCTGATAAGCTATACACTTAGATAAATAGCCTTGCTGTACTAATTCGGGTGTATCAATCGGCTGAATAATATCTTTATAAAGTTTGGAAATATGTAATCCAATTGGTGTTGCAGTAACTCCGATTATTTTGGCATCAGTATATTTTTTTATAATTGGTGTGAAGTTGCCCTTGTGAGCTTCATCACATATAATCAATTGTGGCTGATATTGCACAATATCTCTTCTTTTAAAAGTTTCTACCATTGCAACTGTAATCATTGCATCAGCATTAATAATCTTTGTTTTAGCGTTTAGTTCCTGAATAGGCACATTATGATTCAGAACTGAAGCAATGGTTGCCTTAAATAGTTCTATCCTATCTGTAAGGATAAGTGTTTTAGTTCCACGCTCAAATGCAAGTCTGACCATTTCAGAAAATATAACTGTCTTGCCTGAGCCAGTTGGAAGAGCAAGTATGATGTTTTGGTTTCCATCAGCAAATGATTTTCTTAAAAGTTTGATGGATTCAATTTGGTAGTTTCTTAGTTTCATTGTTTAATTTTTAGGTAACAGAAGGTAACAGAAGGTAACAGAACTTTTGGTATAGTTCTGTTACCTTGTAAGTTATTGATTATCAATTTATTTAATACCATTTTTAGGTATAGGTAACAGAGTAACAGATAAAAGTTAAAGTAGTAGTTTAGAAAGGATATACACACACACATGAAAATATATTATTTTGTTTGGGGAAACTAATTGGAAAAGTTCTGTTACCTGTTACCTTTTTCATTTTTATTTTGATTATCAATTAGTTATAGGTAACAGGTCTAATTAATTTTACCACATAATAGCCTCTCTTGTTACTTCCGTTCACTTTTTTTACATCACTTTTTCCGAAAAACTTAGAAAGTTCGATGCTAAATTTTCTAATATTATTTATTTTCTGCCTCGAATTTGACTCGATGCAATCCTTAATTTCTGCGGTTGATAAGAAATCATAGTTCGATCCTTCAAATGCAGGAATGAAAAACTTGCTTATTAATTCGTACTCAAAATTGGTCACTTCAAAATTGTGACCTACATTATCAAGGTCTTTCAATTCACTTTTATTTAACTTCCAATCAAAACCTGATTCATATATTCTAACCAACTCCATGAATAGTTCATCCTTGTTTACTGCATTGTAAGATTCATGGTCTATTTCTAAAATATTTATCGGTAATATTCTTGTGTTTCCTGTTGGATCACTGATAACATCCAATGTATTACTTGTGCCACAAAGAATAGCAAGTCTGTTATAGTCCTGGTTGTTTCTTCCATAAGCAGCACGAAGTGAGAATTTAGTCTTAGAAGACAGCTCCTTAATTAACTTTTCATCTTGTTTGGACTTGCCACCCATTTCATCATCCATTACAATTAGCTTCTCGCACATTAGCAGCTCATCATCCTTGCCTGCATCTAATTTAGATTCAGCATAATATTTTTGTAATGCTGATGGCAGTAATCTGCGAAACCACTCTGTCTTTCCGGTGTTTTGTGTGCCACAAAAAATAAGAACTGACCGCACTGGGTTATAATCATAAGCAGCAATTATAGAAACTAACCACTTGCTGATAAACATTTCATGGTTTTCGGTATCTGTTTTAATAGATTTTACTAATGCTTCAATATTACCTGTTGTATTTCTGTGCCTGTTACGTTCAATGTATTCAGTTATTGGATTGTAATTAGGTATAAGGTCTGAATGTAGAATTGAGAATACTAAATCCTTAGTAATTTTATCTGAGTTAAAAATTATCTTTGACTTCAGATAGATGGTGTTCTTTCTCTCCTCTGATACTTCGTTTCCTTGCTCCTCTAACTTTCTGGTGATGACATTGTATTTTATTGGATGATTCAATTTTAAAAATTCAATCAGTGATTCAATCAATCTTTCGGGATCAGCAGCAACTTTGTTAAGGTCCATGTCAGAGCGATTAAATACTTGCGTTGCAATTTGCGTAGCATCTTCATCGCTCATGCCCTCCATTACCTTTAGCTGCTCTACAACTCCTTCCTTTGTTCTCTTTGCTTTCTTGGCTATCGATGCAATCTGAATAGCTTTCTGATTAGGTTTAGGAAGAGTAAATCCATTATCTTTCAGCATCCAGTAGAAAGTTCCTACTGTGATGCCTGACTTGTTAGCACCTCGTAAACAGATATTGTATTGCTTATCGCATTGTTCAGAATGATACTTGTTTGAAGCAAAACAAATCGAATGATAGAAACTTCTGCCACGTTCACCAAACCCATTGGCAAGTGCAAATCCTAACTTCAAGTAAGAATCATAATCAGCTGCAATATTCTTACCGCTACTTCTAACTTCATTTACAAGTGTGTCGATAACTGAATCTGATAATACTATTGGTAATGATTTTGGTTTTTTTACTTCATCAGATTTTACCTTTGCTTTGATTGCTTTTTCGTTGATAAAAATATCAGCATCATAAGAAACATATCGAAGTGAAGCTACATTCTTTGGAGCAGGATCAACACTGATACCATAGGTAGTGTAATAATAATCTGCTAACCAATTGTAAGATTCTTTGTGTTTGTCGGGGTTAATCTTTACAATGATTGCAATGCCATTCCCTGAAGCAGAATTGAATATTGCATAAGTGTACTTGTCGCAAGC